TTGCATCATCGCCGCCGAAGCTATCCGGACGGCTGTGTCCCTCCCCTCCAATCAGCCTGCGCGCCTCGCGTGGGCGAAGAAGGTGTTCGAGAACCCGCGAGCGGAGTCCGAACGCATGATCTGGGCGGTGCTCGCCCAGAACTCTGGTGCAACACTGGCGCAGATCACGGGCGCGAGTGATGTCACGGTGCAGACTGCCGTCAACGCAGCGGTCGACGTCTTCGCGAACTGATGGGCGCCGTTACCTGGACTGCATACAACACCGCCGACGACATCGGCGGCACTGCGTTCAATTCGCTGGCCGATGGCTCCGGCGCGATTTCGAGCGAGGTCGACAATTCCAGCGGCCTGTACATGTTCGGCGATCTGGAGATTACCCAAGGCGGTGCTGTCACGTCCTCAGGGACGGACGCGAGGATCGACATCTACTTGATTCCTACCTATGACGGAACGAACTATCCAGTGCCTGGATCGACTGGATCGACGTTCACCGGGACGCAGAAGGTCGGGACGATTTCATCGGTCGAGACGGTCGGCACGGTGGCGGTGACGAACTTCACCAATGGCACGCTGCGCGGGATTCTGTTGCCGCCGACCAAGTTCAAGATCGGCGGCGTTAACGAACTCGGGGCAAGTTTCAATGCTTCCGTGACGGTCAAGTTGCGCCGATACAACGCGACGGTCGCATGATCCAGATACCATACCTGCGACAGCCGGTCGGGTCCATAAGACCCAATCGACAGAATACGTGGCTGGATCGTGCAACCGGGTTGTGGGTCTTTTCGCAGCCCTACAACCTGATAACAGGCGAACCAACGGCTCTGACAGGAAGCGCCTACTATGGCGCGGGCCATCAAGGCATCATCGGGCGCACGGTAGCCGGAACGAATCGGGTGCAACTTGCTTCCGATTCCCGGAACATCGTTCCGACAAGTGGCGGTTTCACAGTTGCCCTTCACTACCGCAAGATCGGCGCCGCGGCTGCTACGGCAGGTTTCGGACTTGATGCAACCGCGGCAGCGGCATTAAGAGCCGGGACGCACTTACCGTTCTCGGATGGCACCCTGTATTGGGACTTCGGCGGTAACACTGCGGGGACTTCCCGTTTAACCGCAGCGAGTCTTACTTACGGCGACGACTTCTGGGTATTCAACAGCGGCCCTCGCGGTATGGAAATCTGGCAGAACGGCATTCTGCGGGCATCCCAGGCCGGCAATGCCAACTGGTTCGCCAGCAGCAATCCCTATTTGCTGGGGATGCACGGAACCGCGACAAACTCGGATGATGCCGAGTGCGCGATCTTCTTGACCTGCGCGAGACAGTGGTCCCCGCACGAGTGTGCGGCATGGACGGCGCAAACAGCGTGGGAATCTGTGGAGCCGGTTGTTTTGTACATCAATGTGCCTGCCGCCCCCGCTGGCCTCGCCGCCAACCCCGCTCGCGGCGGTGGCACTGCGATTAACCCGATCTGGGGCATGGCCGCATGAAGCACCTCGGCGACTTCGACGCCTCCACCGTCGTCTACGGCAAGTTCACGACATTCCGGCCGAGCACCGGAGCGACGTTCACGCTGGGCGGCACGCCTGCGCTGTCCGTCTACAAGGACAACAGCACCACGCAGAGCACGACCGGCGTCACGCTGACAGTCGATTTCGATAGCGTCACCGGCCTGCACCACTTCGCCATCGATACCAGCGCCGACGGCACGTTTTACTCGGCCGGCTCGTTCTTCTCGATCGTCATCACGACCGGCACGGTGGACAGCGTCAGCGTTGTCGGCACCGTGGTTGCCGAGTTCACCATCCGCAAGAACAGCGCGCTCAAGCCTACGACGGCCGGGCGCACGCTGGATGTGTCCGCGACCGGCGAGGCCGGCATCGACTGGGCCAACATTGGCAGCCCGACGACGGCGGTGAATCTGTCGGCGACCAACATCGACGTTGACCAGGTCGTTGCCAGCGTCTCCGGGGCAGTGGGCTCTGTCACCGGCGCTGTGGGGTCGGTGACGGGCAACGTGGGCGGCAACGTGACCGGTTCGGTCGGTAGTGTGGCAACCGGCGGCATCAGCGCCTCCAGCTTCGCGGCCAACGCCATTGATGCTGCGGCCTTGGCCGCTTCTGCTGTGGGCGAGATCGCTGACGGCGTCTGGGACGAAGCCATCTCCGGCCACCTGGGGGCCGGTTCCACCGGTGCAGCACTGAACGCAGCCGGGTCGGCCGGCGATCCTTGGACGACGCCACTGCCCGGGGCCTACGGATCGGGAACGGCGGGCTTCATCATCGGCACGAACATCGACGCCCTGATTTCCTCGCGACTCGCCAGCGCGAGCTACACGGCCCCTCTGGACGCCGCAGGAACGGCGACGGCCGTCTGGAATGCCGCAACTGCCACCTACGGCTCTGCGGGCTCCTACGGGCTGCTGATCGAGACCAATGTGGACGCGCAGATTTCCACCCGGTCCACCTTGGACGCCGCGGGCGTGCGCTCGGCGGTCGGGCTGGCATCGGCCAATCTCGATACGCAGTTCGACGCCATCCCGACGGCGACCGAGAACGCGGACGCGCTGCTCAACCGCGACATGAGCGCGGTATCGGACACGAACTCGCGCAGCCCGCTCAATGCGCTCAGGTTCCTGCGCAACAAGTGGAGCATCAGCGGGACGACGTTAACGGTGACCAAGGAAAATGACGCCAGCTCAGCGTGGGTATCGACAGTCTCCACGGACGCTGCCGCGGTGCCGGTAGTCGGATCGGACCCGTCATGACATGGCTGGCTTTCGCTCCGCACTCCCGCTGCTCGGTCTTTCGTCCGCGCCAAGCAGCACTCAGGGCGGCGTCCGCTCGCTGCTGGCCCCGTGGGTCTGTGGCGCTTCTGCCCCAAGCGCTCCGGCAACGCAGGGCGGCTATCGCAGCCTTCTGGGGTTCTGGATCGGCGGCGCTTCTGCCGGCAGTGCTCCGACACCGCCAACGCCCGGGGGCAATCCGAACGGAGGCGGGGGCTACGGCGTTCTGTGGCAGCAACACGCGCGCTACTTCCCCCGGGTGTACTGGAACGAGTACGACTCGGAAACACGGGCACCGGACGGCAGCGGCGGGGAACCAGAGGCCGAACCTCGGCGAGCGAGTGTCCGCCTTGGTGCACGCAAGCCCGACAAGGCGGGGGAAGCAACTCCCGCTGCCGCGCCGGCCCTCGTCTATCAGCCGCTCCCCGTCGAGCTGCCGCCCGGGTACTACGACATCCTGGCGCAGCGCGAGCTGGAGCGACGCCTTCGAATCGAGGATGACATCGTGTTCGTCCTCATGCTGCTAGGAGCCAACGCATGAACGTATACGCATTGACCGCGCCCACGGAAGACGTTGGCGAAGTGGTCGTCACCAGCACCACCAGCGCGCAGACGACGGGCAACTACGGCCCCGGCCGTGTGCAGGTGATCGCATCGCAACTGACCTACATGCTGTCAGGGTCGAACCCGACGGCTGTATCCGGTAAGAGCCTGGCGCTCGCGCCCAACATTCCGTATTGGATCGATCTGTCCAAGACCGTGAAGCTGGCGTTTGTAGCGGGCGCGGCGGGGACGGCGACGGTGCACAGGATCTGAGGCAGCATGGCCGATATCTACATTGATCCGAGTGTGGTCGGCCCTGGCGCCGGGACGCTGTCGGACCCGTTCGCCTCATGGGCGAGCGTGTCTTGGGCGGCGGGCAACAGCTACCTGCAGAAGCGAAATACGACATTCAGTGGCCGCGTGACTGTTGGGGCGTCTGGCACATCGTTGAACAGGATTTACATCGGCGCTTACGGTACGGGGGCCAAGCCAAAGATCGTTGGCGGATCGTCCGACACAGCCGGAATTCGTGTATCGAATCGTTCTTATGTGACGTTCGAGGCGCTGGACATCTCTTGCCCGACGACATCGTCAAGCGGCAACGGCCTGGAAGGATTCTTTGCGACAGCATCGGAAGGTATCTCGATCCGCGTGATCGATTGCGACATCCATGACTGCAAGAACATTGGCTTGGTCTTATTCACGAATGTGGTAGGTGTCGGCGCCAAGGTGCGAGACGGCTATGCACAAAGCTGCACATTCATTGGCAACGGCTACCACGGGTCTGCCGTCTACGGGGCGGTGGATGGGTTCGAGTTCATCGATTGCCAGTGGGATCGCAACGGGTTAACAGTCGATGGTCACGGCGGTTCCAGCTTCGCGCACAGGAATACGTACAACAACACCGGATGGACCAACACGACCGGAACCATCTACACCAGAACGGTCAGCGCTCCGGCCGGAACCAGCGGAACGCCGTCCGACGTGTATCAAGTCGTCTACAACAAGACGCCTTACTGGAATCTGAACAAGAACACGGCAACACCAACAGAACCCGGGCTTGGTGAATTCGGGTTTGTTGCTGGATCGCCCGGCAGCATCTATGTCAATGTTGGCGAGGCCCCCGCTGCTGGGCGGGAGATCAAGGCGGCCGTGGAGCAAGCCGTCAACATTCGATACACGGGCGGCGTGGCGCAAAGAACCAATCGTGTCACGCAAGAGGGGTCCGGCGTGCAGGCCGATGACTTTTCTCTGATTATCGTCGCCGGCCTCGAAAGCAAGAACAATGAGGGGTCTGGAATTTTCCTCAACCTTGGTCGTGGATCGATCATCCAGTCAGCTGTGCTGACCGCCAATCAGGATTCTGGGCTACACGCAGCCGCCGCTCCGTTCATGGATGTGGAGCACGTAACTGCGTTTGCCAACACCGTCGCCGAGGTAAAGATCAATTTCGGGTCCGACGGGGCGTCTGTAACCAATTCGATCATGGCAAACGGCGCGGTAGGAATCGTCGTCGATGCTGATTCGTCAAATTGCACGCTTCGGAGCAACTGCGTACACGGCAACGGCACGAACTACAGCGGCATATCTGCCGGCGTTGGTGACGTGAGCGTTCCGCCCCAACTGCGCTCCAACTACATGCCGCAGAACGAAGCTGTTCTTGCCGCCGGCCTAGCGCTCGGCGGCACCGACTTCTACGGCGTCCCCTTCGGCAACCCGCCCACCATCGGCGCCGTCCAATTCGGTGGCTCCAACACTTTGCAGTACCACCTCGGCGAAACCGGGATGGCAATCGAAAGACCGCGCCCGCGCGGACCGCGGGAGTACGCACAGTCGAGATGACTGAGCATCCTAGAATCGCCCCGGGCTAGTCCTGGGGCGACAAATGGAGAGTAGGCATGTCAGAGATGACACCCGAAATCCCCGAAGGCGAAGTAGCGCCGACGGGTGAAGAGCAGCAACCGACCGAAGTAATCGAGCAACCTCAAGCGGAAGGCGGCGAGAAGCCGGCCGAGCGTGTCTACACGCAGGCCGAACTCGACAAGATTCTGCGCAAGGTTCGCCGCAATGCGTCCTATCAGGGGCGCAAGGAAGCCGAAGACGAGCTCTATCGGCAGCAGGCAGAGCGCGCAAACGGCGCTCGCCAGCCTGAGCCTGTCGCCAAGACAGACGAGCCCAAGCGGGAGAGCTTCGAGACCTACGAGGACTACCTGGAGGCGAAAGCCGAATGGCGGGCCGAGCGCAAGGTCGAGGAGAAGCTCCGGGAAGCCGAACAGAAGCGATCCGGCGACACGCAGCGCGAGTCCCAGGCCCGGCAGCAACGGGAGTGGACGAAGCGTCTGCAGGACGCGCAGGAACGCTATGACGACTGGGATTCGATCGTGGACAGCGACGCTCCGATGACGGATGCGATGTCGCGCGCGATCGTGGACTCGGAGAAGGGTCCGGACATCGTCTACTGGCTTGCCAAGAATCCGCAGGAGGCCAAGCGCATTGCTGCGCTGTCCGAGCCGGCTCAGGCGCGGGAGATCGGGAAGATCGAGGACAAGGTCGCCCAGCCCGCCAAGAAACCCAGCAACGCCCCGCCGCCTATCACGCCTGTCGGCTCTCGTTCGACCGGGGGAGACCCCTTGAGCGACAAGCTGCCGATGAGCGAGTGGGCGAAGAACTTCGAAAAGACGTTCTACGCGAGGCGCTAGACACCACTCAAGGCGCGTCGAGATGACGCTCCATCCTGAAGGAAAACGGAAATGGCAAACAGCGTACTTACCCCCAGCCAGGTGACGCGAGGCGCACTCGTCATCCTGCACAACCAGCTGCGCTTCAGTCGCACGATCAACCGTCAGTATGACTCCCAGTTCGCCAAAGAGGGCGCCAAGATCGGCACCACCCTCAAGGTGCGCCTGCCGAACATGTACACGGTTTCGACCGGTACGGCTCTGTCGGCGCAGGACACGGAAGAAATCAGCACCACGCTGACGGTTGCCACGCAGAAGCACGTCGATACGAACTTCACGTCCGCCGAACTCACCCTGCAACTGCAAGACTTCATGCAGCGCATCGGCGAGCCGGCCATGTCGGTCCTTGCGGCCGCCGTGGACAACGACGTGGCAAACGGCATGTTCGATGTGTGGAACGCCGTGGGCACGCCTGGCACGACACCGGCCACCGCCAAGGTTCTCCTGGATGCACATACCAAGATGAACTATCTGGCGGCTCCCATGACCCCGCGGTATGTGGGCCTTGAGCCCTCGGCCAACGGCGCCATGGTGGACGGCCTCAAGGGTCTGTTCAATCCGACGCAGGACACCTCGTCCCGTTTCCGCGAGGGAATGATGGGCGAGAACATCCTGGGGTATCGGGAAATCTACATGACCCAGTCGTTCCCGACGCTGACCACGGGCGCGCGAGCGAGCTATCAGACCAACACCCCATCGGGCATCACCAACGGCGCGACCACGCTGGCGGTGGATACCGGTACGGGTGCTGCAGCTCGTGGCGAGGTCTTCACCATCGCGGGCGTGTTCTCGGTCAACCCGGAAACCAAGGTCAGCACCGGGCAACTGTTGCAGTTCACTGTGACGGCGGCCTATGCGGGCGGTGGCGGCAACATCAGCATCGCCCCGGCGCTGTACAAGTCGGGCGCGCGGCAGAACTTCACGTCCTCCGGCGGCGACATCCCGGACAACACCGCACTGACCTTCCTGGGTTCGGCGTCCACCACCTACGCGCAGAACGTCGCATATCACCGCGACGCCTTCACGATGGTGACGGCCGACCTCGTCATGCCCGAAGGCGTGCACGAGTCCGCCCGCGAAGTGCAGGACGGTCTGTCCTTGCGCTACGTGCGTCAGTACCGCATCGGCACGGACGACATCCCGGCACGCTTCGACATCCTCTACGGGTATCTCACCCAACGGGGCGAGTTGGGCTGCCGCATCTTCGGGTAACCACAGGGTAACCACATGATCCGACCACTGCACAACCGAATCCTCATCGATCCCATCTATCAGGCCACCGAACGCAACGGGCTGTGGGTTCCTCCGGAAACCACGACCTTTGCCTACGGCAATCCCAACGCTCCGACCGAAGCGGTAACGCGCGGCCGGGTCGTGGCGAAGGCCGAAGGGGTGTCGGTCGATGTGGGCGAGGTTGTGCAGTTCTCGGATTCCTGCGGGCGACCGATCGAGCACCAAGGACACCGCTATCTGTTCATCCGCGAGGATGACGTGGCACTCATCGAAGGATAGGAACATGGCAACCGGAAACATTCTGGCCGAGGGCAACCTCGATAAGCTGAAGATCCTGACGGCGACGTACTCGCCGGCACTGGTCGCAGCCAACACCACTGCGGAGCAGACCTTCACGCTCCCCGGCGTGGCGGTTGGCGATTTCGTCTACACCAACAAGCCGACCGCGCAAGCGGGTCTGGGCATCGTCGGCTGCCGCGTGAGCGCTGCCAATACGGTGGCGATCACCTTCTCCAACAACACGGGCAGCGGCATCACGCCCACCGCCTCCCAGGCCTATCTGTTCCTGGTGGCGCGGCCCGACGCGACGCTGGCAGCGTTCTGACGTGTTCTGGATGGTGAACCACAGGAAGCGCATGCGTGTGCGTGTAGCGCACGAAGCGCAGGCCGTCGCCCTTGGGCCGGGGTGGGAACGCGAGGACGGTCAACCTCCTCCCGCCGTCGAGGTTCCCGCCCCGTCACCCAAGAAGCGCGGCCGTCCCCCGAAAGCGAGGCACTAGATGTCCGTCACCACTGCCGGAGACCTGATCGAGCAGGCGCTCTCGAAGATCCTCGTTCTGGGCGTCCAGGACACCCTGAGCGATGCCGAGACGCAGAAGGGGCTGGATACGCTCAACCTCATGTTGGACGGCTGGCATACCGAGGGGCTGATGGTCTACGCCACCAAGGAAGACACGAAGGTGCTGACCGGCATGGACGGGCAGTACACCATCGGCTCCGGCGGCGACATCAACGTGACGCGCCCGGTCAAGATCACCGATGCCTATGTGCTGGGCTCCGGCGTGCGCTATCCGCTCGACCTCATGGGTCAGGTGCGCTGGGATGCGCTGTCCTATCCGGCGACCTACGGGATTCCGCGCAAGCTGTTCTACGACCCGCAGTATCCGCTGGGCATCATCAACCTGTACCCGATCCCGGCCACCAGCGCATACACACTGTATTTGCACAGCTACCTGCAAATAGAGTCGTTCGCCACGCTGACGGAGGCGTTCTCGCTGCCGCCTGGGTATGCAAGGGCCATCATCGCCAACCTCGGGGTGGAGCTGTGCCCCGACTTCGGCAAGGCCATCGATCCGGTTCTGGCGAAGATTGCCTTCCAGTCGAAGAACGCACTGAAGCGGCTCAACGCCCGGGAAGTCGTTGCCAAGATCGACAGCGCACTGCTGCCTCGTGGCGGCATGTACGACATCAACTCGGACAGCATGCGCTGATGCGCTACCCGCTCTTCGGCCTCGGCCTCCAGGGCAAGTCGCCCAACGTCACCGCGCAGCGGCTGGAGAACCTGTATGCCGAGATCCTGCCGGCCGAGGACAAGACCAAGGTGGCTTTCTACCCGACGCCGGGTACGTCGCTGTTCTACAGCTTCGGGGCGACTCCGATCAGGGGCTCGCATGTCGTCAACGTGTCGGACCTGTCCTATCACGTCCACGCGGATCAGTTCTACAGCCTGAACAACGCGGCGATCGCAACGTCGCTGGGAACGCTGGCAACGAGTGCCGGGCGTGTGGCGATGGCGGACGACGGCACTCGCATTCTGATGGTGGACGGGACGGGCGGCTACTACTGGGACACGGGAACGAGCACGTTCTCCACCATCGTGGATGCCGACTTCCCGGCGGGCGCCACGACGTGCACGTTCCTGGGCGGGCGGATGGTGGCGGATGACCCCGCGGCGCCCGGCCGCTTCCGTTGGTCGGACCAATACGCAACGACCTGGCCCAGCCTCAACTTTGCAACCGCCGAAGCGTCCCCGGACAAGCTGGTATCCGTCTTCACGCTCAACGGGCAGTTGATGCTCTGCGGGGAACTGACGACGGAATACTGGGGCGTGACCGGGGACCCGAATCTGCCCTACAGCCTGATCTCAGGCGCTGTCATCGAATACGGGCTGGCAGCCAAGCGCTCGCTGGTCAAGTTCATGGACACCGCCGCGTTCCTGGCGCGTAACCGCATGGGCCAGGTTCAGGTCGTGCGCTTGCAGGGCTACCTGCCGCAGATCATTTCCACGCCGGAGCTGGACTACCTGATGAACGGGTACGCGGCCGTGGAGGACGCCACCGCGATCTCGTACCTGCTGGGCGGCCATCCCATGCTCGAGATCAGCTTCCCGGTGGCCGGCAAGTCCTGGCTGTTCGACGGCCTCTCGAACGTCTGGAGCCCGCTGTCCACCGGCATCAGCGGAGCAAGGCACAGAGCCGAGATCGGCATCAACTGGATCAACCGCACCCGCGTCACGGACTACAGCAACGGCAACCTCTACACGCTGGAGCCGGAGGTCTACACCGACAACGCCGATCCGATCGTGCGCAAGCTGATCGGCCGGCATGTGTTCGATCAGGAGCCGTTCTCGGTGCCCGAATTGTGGGTGGACATGGAAGGCGGCGTGGGGCTCGTGTCCGGCCAGGGCGAGAACCCGCAGGCCATGCTCAGGACGTCCAAGGACGGGGGCCACACATGGAGTAACGAGGTCTGGGCGGGCTTCGGGGCGCAGGGCATTTACGGCCGGCGTGCGGTCTGGAGACGCCTGGGAAGGGCCCGGGACTGGCTGTTCGAGATTTCTGTGTCTGATCCGGTCAAGCCCGTCTTCATCGGGGCCTTCATGGATGCGGTGAAATGATCCAGGTTCCCGCCACCAACGTCGCTTTCGTGGAAGCCTCCGGGGTGCTGTCCCGGACCGGGCAGGAGTTCGCTTCCGGCGTCGCGGGTGAACTCAACAACCCGCGCACCACGACAACCGCCAACCGCCCGACACGGGGCGTGCCCGTGGGGCAGGACTGGTACGACCTGACGCTCGGCCGTCCCATTTGGGTGGCGACCATCAACCCGGTGACGTGGGTCTTCTCGGATGGGACGCCGGCATGACGACGCTTGTCCTGCATGCCGGCAACGCGGTTACCAAGGCCATCCGGCACAAGGTCTTGGCGCTGGAAGCCGTGATGCGCGAGATGCCGCAAGTTGCGTTGCCGCTGCGGCACTACTTCTGCCGCGGGCTGTACATCCGGGAAATGTTCGTCCCCCAAGGCGTGACGCTTACGGGTAAGATTCACCGCACGGAGCACGTCTGTGTACTGTCGAAGGGCGAGGTCTCCGTCGCGACGCAAAGCGGTGTGCGTCGCCTAAAAGCACCGTGCATGGTGCTGTCCCCTCCGGGCGAGAAGCGGGCTATCTACGCTCACGAGCCCTCGGTCTGGGCGAATCTGCACAGGACCAACGAAACCGATCTTGAGCGGATCGAGGCGCAGTTGATCGCGCCTAGCTTTGAGGATCTGGACTCTCATTCCGAGAGAAAGGCAGGGTAAAGCTATGGCCTGGGTTGCCACCGCCGTTATAGCAGGCTCGGTTATCTCCGGCATGCTCGGGGCCGATGCCGCCAGCAGCGCAGCAGGCGCGCAGCAGCGCTCGGCTCAAATGAGCGTAGACGAGCAGCGCCGACAGTTCGACCTGACGCGCGCGGACCGCCTGCCGTGGCTCACGCAGGGCCGCGCAGGGCTGTACAAGCTCTCGGACCTGCTGGGCATCGATACGCCGCAGGGCGAGATGCCCACGCGCGCCATGTTCACGACTCCGGCCAGGGCCGGAGCGTTCGTGCAGCCGACTGCCGGCGTCTCTGCGGTACAGCAACCCGGCACGCCGGAGTTCTTCGACGAAGCGGCCTACAACCAGGCCATGCGCGACTGGGAGGCCAGCAGTACCGGGCGCTCCTCCGAGTTCGGCTCGCTTATGGACGACTTCACGGGCGAAGACCTGGTGAACGAGCCCGGCTATCAATTCGGGTTGAACGAAGGCCAGCGCACGGTAGATCAGAGCGCGGCGGCGCGTGGCTCGCTGTTCTCCGGCAAGACGCTGCGCGATCTTGTCCAGTTCGGCCAGGACTACGGCGGCACCAAGTATGGCGAAGCCTTCAACCGGGACGCGGCCAACAAGAACCGCAAGTTCTCCATGCTCTCCAGCCTGTCTGGAGGCGGTGCTTCTGCGGCTTCCGATCTGGGGCAGGCCGGCATGTCCAGCGCCTCGAACATTGCGGGCCTGCTGACAGGCGCGGGCAACGCGCAGGCAGCCGGGATCATGGGTAGCGCGAACGCATGGCAGAACGCTATCGGCACCGGTACCAATGCATTGCTGACGCAGCGCTATATCAACCAACTGGCGCGGCCCAGTACCGGCAACGTCTGGGGTGTGACGGGGGTGTGACATGGAAATCGACGCATCCATCCCGCTGTCATTCCGTCCCGCCCAGGTAAACCCCGGGGAGGCTCTACAGACCGCCATGACGGTGGGGCAGCTGGCCCGCCTGCGCCGGCAGGACGAGATTCTGGAAGAGGACCGCCGCCGGGCTGCCGCAGTGCGGGGCGCCACGACGTTCCTAGAGGATGGCTCGATCGACGAAGTCGGCACCATCCGCAAGCTGACGGGGCTGGTGGGGCCCGACGAGATCAGCAAGCTGCGCCACGGCTGGCAGTCGGATCGGCTGGCGCTGCGCAAGGCGGATGCTGATGCGCAGTCGGCGGAACTGAAGCGCCTGGACGAGCGCACCAAGCTCGTGGGCAACGCCGTTGCGGCGCTGGGCGACAACCCGAGCCTGGAGCAGATCGATGCCGTCTTCGCCTCCCTGGAAGCGCAGGGCGTGAAGGGCGATCGGTCGCGACTGCCGCGCGATCAATCGCAAGTCCCGGCCTTCATCCAGGAAGTGCGCAACGGCGTGATGGGCGTGGAGAAGGCGCTCGCCAACAAGCGGGCGGAGTTGGAGACGCAGCATAAGCTCAAGCAGCGCCAAAGCCCATTGGGGCAGCTCTTGCAAGACCAAGTTGACTTCGAACAAAGCGGCGGATTCACGGAGGTGCCTTCGTCGTCGCCCTTGAAAACGGTTGGGAGCTTGGCATCGCAGCAACCGGCTTACGCCGATCCAGGAGCCCCCGGCGTTCAGATCAAGCCGTTCAACCCGCCCAACGTTCAGCCGGAGCCAAACCTCACGCTGGAGCCGCACAAGACCGCGGCGCGCAATCCTTTCGACGTTGCTATTCGCAACGTCACGCAGAAACCCCCCGAGGGTTTTATGTGGAACGAGAACGGCAACGAGCTAATCCCCGTTCCTGGGTACTGGGAGAAGAAAGGCAAAGCGGAGGGCACGTCGTTCAAGAACGCGTCGACATTGCGTGACGACTTCACCAAGGCTAGCAAGGATTTCGTGCTGACGCGCGACGCTTTCACGCGGCTCAAGGAGGCGGCGCGCAACCCGTCGGCGGCCGGGGATTTGTCGTTGATCTTTGGCTTCATGCGTATGCTAGACCCGTCGTCGACGGTGCGGGAAGGCGAATTCGCCACCGCACAGAACGCGGCCGGCGTGCCGGATCGGGTGCGCAACTATTACAACCGCGTGATGTCTGGCGAGCGGCTCACGGACGCACAGCGCGCTGACTTCGTCGGTCAGGCCGAGAGTCTATACAGCGGTGCGCTGCGCAATCACACGAAGGTCGAAGGCCAATATACCGAGATCGCCAAGCGCAACAACATAGACCCGCGCGACGTGGTGATCGGCTATCGCGAGATGTCGCCAGACGAGCCGCGCACGGGACCTGACAAGCCGAAGGTGCCGATCATGACCGCGACAAATCCGAAGACCAAGGAGCGTATTCAGTCGCTTGATGGTGGAAAGACGTGGCAGCCGCTGAAGTGAACTTGCCCCCCGGCTTCGAGCTAGATCAGCCTGTTGCCGCGCCGAAGAAGGCAACGGCGTCACTGAAACTACCGGAAGGCTTTGTGCTCGACGCCGAGCAGGAACCACGCTCACTCACCGACAATCTAGGCCGACAAGTGGGGCTGACTGCGCGTTCTGCAATCACGGGAGTTTCGGCGCTGCCAGCAATCGGCGCCGACGCGCTCTTGAAGATCGTGAACGCAGGTATTCGTGCTACCGGCATAAAAATCCCGGAACTCCCGGAATCCTCAATGGCGGCGCTTGAGCGGCTACTCAGTGGCGCCGGTTTGCCAGAGCCAGAGAACGCAACAGAGCGCGTTGTCTACGATGCCAACAAGGGCCTGGCCTCAGCGGCATCAACAATTGGCACAGCCGGGTTTGCGGCGCCATCTTCGCGGTTTGGTCAAGGTATTAGGTCTATGTTGCGTTCCGCGCCCGCAACGCAACTGCAAGCGGCAGGAGGCGGCAGTGCAGCGGCATCTGTTGCCAATGAGGCCGGAGCGGGCCCCGGCGGACAACTTGCAGCTGGGGTCGCTGGTTCGATCGCCGCTCCGGCCGCCGTGGGTGTTGCTAACGCTGTTGGGCGCACTGCTGCCGGCATTGTGCGTCCGTTTACCGAGGCCGGTCGCGAAAAGATTGTCGGCGACACACTGGCCGCGCTCTCCGATGACGCCGCAGCGGCGCAGTCAAGGCTGGCTAATGCCAAGTCCATTGTCCCAGGCAGTGAGCCTACAACGGCTGCTGTCGCCCGTGACTACGGGCTCGCGACTGCCGAGCGCGCCATGCGATCGGGGGCGGCCGGCTCTAGGTTTGCCGACGCCGCGAGCAAAAACAACGAGGCGCGCACCGCGCTGCTCTCAGGCATGGCGAAGGACAGGCAGGCGATCGAAGCCGCTGAGACGGCG